CTTTCCTGTTGGTCTTTACCAACGATCATTTGTACACTGATCACGCGTGAGATGAAGTCTTGCGTCGGCTGCTAACATGGACGATTTCATGGAGGCGGCTGTGGTTGGTGGTGCTCTTTTATTCACTACAGCTTGCGTATATCGCGTTGTTGCTGCTGCATGGAGTGGGTTCATGCGCAGATCACGAGTTGTGGAAAGCATGGCATCTGTGCCACGTCGACTGTTTCAACATGGTTTGTGCCGTGTACATGCCACGGTCCGCATTGGGCATCCACATAAGGAGGCCGCTGAAGAACGTAATGGCGCTACTGCAACTATGTTGCAGGCCATCACTGCAGCAGGCCTTATTCCCTATGTGGTTTCTCCTAGTGCACGTGAAGATCAATTGCTTGGTCAGCGCGAATTTTATTCGTTGGCTGACTTTGCAATACGCCCTCGGGATGATGAAATACCCGAACGTGCTTGTATCATGATGACCGATGTTGATTATTATGTTGAATGGGAAGATTGGTTGCGCTTTGGCCATCCAGTCTTAATGTATACGTTTAGTCCTGAAAGTGTGGCTGATGTGGTGAAGAATGGACATTTCATAATACGTGATAACTTTGTTGAGTATCACGTAGATGGCGGGAAAACAGTTGTACACCAAATTTGGGATTACAACCAGGATGTTATGTATGTCAAGTTGAGATGTCCATCATTCGCTTGGATCAGCTGGAGGTTAAAACCGTATCGGTGTATCAAACAAAAGATATGCTGGTTTACGGCACACGTATTGTCTCGGATTGGTATTGTTGAGCACGCTAATGCTTTGGTATTTTATGTTGACCAATTTTCCATGTCTAAACACCGCAGGATCATATCATTGGTTCCTTTTGCCAAGGTTTGGATGTGGGATGGTGACATATATGGTGCCGAGCTTAAGCGTGCTAAACTTACACATGGGAATTTTAATGTCATTCGTACATCACACCCTGAGGGCCCTGTTATTAGTTTGGGCCGTACGGGTGTGTTCTCATCTGTGGAAATACCTGAAGCCAAGCTTGAGGTGTTACGTGTTGGTTTTGAGTTGTCATCAAAACCCCAACTGTCGGATACAGAACGTAGAAGTAAGTTGGGTAGTGATGATGCTATTATACTTCACAAATACCTCATGGAAGGCAAGCATAGTGTCGATTATTTTGTGCACAAACCAGGAGAGTTAGCAGTACATTACCAAGTTGCTAAAGATGCTGACGAGGAAGTTCCAAAAGCTTATGCTCGTCGTTATGCTAACGCACCATTAAGTAATGTTGAGGCGGCTTTTCCTGGAGAGTGTCAATCCAATGAGAAAGACACTATAGCTAACCGAATTGTCAAACCACATAGATCTGCTGCTAGGGTTAGGGTACGTGCAATTTACGTTGAATATGCAAAGGAGTTCGTTGATTTTGTCGTGGGAAATGTTGTTGGAGGGCCGCTGTCCGTTGAGGAGGTCGGCGATATCCAGAATGGTCCACGACAGAAGGTGCGTACTCTTAAGGCGGCGCTTATTGCAGCTGAGAAATTCGTTGCTAAGGCGTTTCAGAAACGCGAACCATACACTGTACCTAATAATCCTCGCAACATTACTACGTGTCCTACAACGCACACTTTAAGATTGTCGGGATTCACATTGGCGTTTAAGCGTGATGTGTTAAAACACCACCATTGGTACATGCCATGTCGCACTCCTAAGGAAATTGCAGAACGATTGAGGCGGTTTGTAGAAAATGAGCGTGAGGTTGTGATGAGTGATTTCAGCAGGTTTGATGCTACCGTGACTGAATGGACTCGCAGAAATGTTGAGTTCGCTTGTTATCGGCGCTGGTGTTCTTTTGAACACCAGCGGGAATTAAACAAGCTGCTGGAATCAGAACTCAACCCCTTGGCTTTTACCAAGACTGGTATCAAATATGAACCCGGATGTAGTCGGTTGAGTGGTTCGCCACTCACGACTGATGGAAACACCTTGATCAATGCATTTCACTCATTCGCTACCCTGAGACGGTGTGGTTTTACCGTTGCTGAATCTGTGGGGCGACTGGGTTTGTTTTATGGAGATGACGGAGTGTCCACAGGGGAAGTCGGAAACGCGGCGTATGTCGCTGTAGCAAGAGAATTAGGGTTATCCGTCAAGATCGAACGGTGCTTGAAACATGGTCAAGTTAACTTCTTATCCAGAATTTTCCCTGACCCCTGGTCTAGCCCTTCATCCTGTCAAGATCCACTACGAACACTGGCAAAGTTGCACACTACAGTTCAGACAACACTACCAATTGAGGAATGTGGTGTTGCTAAGTGTGAAGCTTACCTTATAACCGATGCAAAGACCCCTTTGATATCGGATTGGTGTAGTGCTTACCTACGCAACACCAGTGTTAAGCATAACCATGTTGTGGAAGATGTGCCCTATTGGGTAAAACGGGAGGATGATAGAAATAATAGTTGGCCGCAGTGTTCAAGGGAGTTTCTCTTGGACACAGTGGCGACTAGTCTCGGAGTAACGGCGGCTGAGGTTGAGGCAGTGTGTGAACAGCTCCAGGATTATCGTGGAGATGTTATGTTAATGCCTACGCTATCAGTCGTACCAGTTAAGGAGAAAATGTCTGTCATTCGCAGCCAGGTTGATGCTGCTGAAGGGATTCGTGTCATTTCTGACGACGTGAAAGAGAGAAACGATGGACGGAGAACGGGGAGTTCAGAGAGAATCGAACGTGAATTGGCGCTGGGCGTCACTGGAGACTATGGTCGGTCGGTTGAGAGATCAACTCAACGCCATACAGTCTCCAGTGGCAACCTTGCGCGAGGTACATGTGAGCGAACGGGAAAGACCGGGTCTGGTGTACACACTGGACTCAAGTCTGAACCGCGTAGAGATGTTGATGGAGGAAGCGAGATGTGCGGTCGCCGAAGTCAAGGCAATGGTTGGTGGACTACACAAACTCGTACTCAACACCCTAATTGGACAGGACGCCGTGGATGTGCCGGATGGACGAAGAGACCGTTGAAGGGATCTGACCAGAAGGACTGGAGAAATCCACCACGCGCTGTCTAGGACTGTCACACGAGAGCAGTGACCCCGCAGAGCCAG